GGTTATGCCAAGCGTCCTAGCTATATCCTTCTGTAAAATCCCCTCCTTGTATAGATACCAGGCAGCCTCTTTTTTTTCCATTTTCTATAGGTTTCCTGCAAAATTGCACAAGAAATATAGCCTTTTCAATACCTTAATTTTAATTAATCGGGGTTTAATGTGTTTTAAGTAATAGTTTTTTATCATTAAAAATCATTGTATTGCATTATGCCTGTTTTCTTATGAGCTTTGTGAAGTCTTGCAGTGGACACTTGTAATTCATTATTTCAAAAGAAAACACATGGCTGAAAAACCTTTAACCTTCGTTATCAGTGACGAATCCATAAATACCTATGGGATGCGCGTAATGACAGAAGGAATTGATACCAGCGATTTTGAACGCAACCCAGTAATGTACTGGGATCACAACTGGTGGCAAGGGGCAAAGCCCATCGGCCACTGGGCCAACATCCGAAAAGAAGAAAGTAAGCTTTTAGCAGATGCCGTTTTTGACGATGATGAAGAATCCCAACTAATTAAAGCTAAAATTCTCAAGGGGAGTATTCGAGCTTGTAGTGCCGGGCTTGACATTGTAGAAACGAGTACCGAAGCAGCTTTTATTCTTCAGGGTCAAAGCCGTCCCACGATTACCAAGAGTAAAATTTTTGAGGCGAGCATTACTGGCTTACCTGCGAATAAAAGCGCATTGCGCCTACGCAAAGGCGATGAAATTATCGCTCTCAACAGCAACAGCGGCTTAGCCCAAATCCTAACACCTATTCCCGACAAGGCAAAGTTTGAACAGGATTCTAGTTTGTCCTCTCATCAGCTCGAACTACTTCAGCGCCAATCCCAAGAATTAGCACTGGAACTTGGTCGTATGAAAGGCGTAGTAACCAAGCAAAACGAGAACCACTATCGTAAACTTATTAGCCATGATTTGGGGGCAGTAGTCGAGATTTTTAAGCAGCAGGTTGTTCCCAAAGTGCCCCCAATCATTGAACAACTTAAATTGCAAGAAACGGATAATAAAGAGGATTGGAATTTTGAACAATGGAGCAAAAAAGATCCAGAAGGATTGCTCAAACTCAAGCTGCAAAATCCAGAAAAGTATCAACAATTAGCCAAAAATTACAAACAATAATTTATGTCTATTCAACGCGAAATTTGGGTAACAGACATCACCCAAAACTTATTCCCTAATAACTCCTTTCTCCAGGCAAGTCGCAATGACAGCCAATTTGTTGAGCAAGGGAAAATCGTACACTTGCCACAAGTAGGCAGCGTGCCAGCAGTTTCAAAAAATCGCAGCACATTTCCAGCAACAGCAAGTCAACGCCAAGATGATGACAGCACATACAACCTTGACTCTTACACCAGTGATCCTACCCATATCCGTGATATTGATGCAATTGAGGTTTCGTATGACAAGCGTATGAGTGTATTGTCTGACCACATTGGTGCGCTAAACGACGCAATTGCCTATGGCATCGCAGTCAATTGGACACCCAACAGTGCCTCAAGAATCATTCGTACCACAGGAAATAATCGCAATGCGATGGCTCCTAGTGCAACAGGGTTGCGTAAAAAAATCACTTTGGACAATTTCCTATCGGCTAAACGTATCCTTGACAAGGATGACGTTCCTAGTGAAAACCGCTATGTGTTGCTGCCCGCTGAAATGTACAATGACCTTTTGGAGTTGAGCGATGTGTTGACCTCAGACAAAATGGGGACGGCAAATTTACCCACAGGAGCTGTGGGGCGACTCTTGGGTTTCAACATATTCATTCGCAGCAATGCGCTTATTTTTACGAATGCAACAACTCCAGTGGTTCGACCATTGGGCTACACGCCTGCGACCAACGATAACGCCGCAGCCCTTTTTTGGCATAAGGACTTTGTACGCCGTGCCATGGGCGAAGTCAAAATTTTTGCCGATGAAAACAGCCCGCAGTTTTACGGAACTGTACTCAGTGCGGAAGTGCGCGCTGGGGGCAAGACCGCTTACGCTAATCATAAGGGCGTGGTGGCCTTGGTCGAAGAAGTTGGTGTATAATCCTCTCAATTTTACAAGCGATGAGCAAAACAATGAAAGCAATTGTGTATCTGCTTCTGGTTCTTATCATGGTTTTTGTTGCTGCGGCTGCATTCGGTCAGTCGCCACAAACTTACCATGAGCCGCAGCCTTACCATGCCAGCCCCAGTTCACAAACTATGGATTACGGTTTGATTGGTGCATTAGCCTTAGGAGTCCTCGGACTCCTAGCCTTTACCGTAAAGGCTGATAGGGGGGATAGGCTACGGTTGATAGAAGCTATTACTAATTTATCTAAAACACAAGAGACCTTAGCCACAGAATTAAGGCATGGGTTCCTCAGCGTAAATAGCAAAGTCGAACTTCTACACAAAGATTTGAAAGAACTACAAGAAGAGTTCAAAAGGCGTTAAGCTGAACGATTTTTTTACTTCTCAATATTAGCTTTATGGCATTTTCTATCCCTGACGAAGTTGTGAACTTCTTCAATCGACATCCCGATGCTCTTCCTGTCTTCGCTTTGGAAGGAGGTCAAACCTTTATCAACCATTATCAAAACCAAGCTTTTGATAAAGCGGTCATGGAGCAGAATCGGCTTTACAGCATAGACAAAAACCTCAATGTGCTACAAGTATATCCATCCATGTACACCTATGTTGGAGTAATTAAGCACCCTGCACTTGAGGTTAAATGTAAAAGTTCTGTAGTAGTGCTTCCCTCAGGAAGTATGGCTGACTTGAGCAATGCTATTAATGCTGCTGCTGCTGCTGCCGGGGTGAACATTACCTCAGTGTCTATCACAGATGGGGGAGCAACCTGGACAGTATCACTGGTGTCAGAGCAGGCTAATTGGTCTATTAAGCAAAGCGATTCAGGAGTCATCGTACTTACTCAAAATTAATCTATGGCACTCAGTAACGTAACATTCATTTTGGGAGAAGGCGGTCTCGCTCGTGAGCTTCCCAATAGCGACCATATTTCTTGCCTTATTTTCGATTTCCCTGCCCCATCGAACTGGGTCGCATCAGGAGTAACCCCTATGCGTTCATTTCGCACACTTGCCCAAGTCGAACAAACAGGTATTACACAAACTAACGTATTTGGCGAAGTTTGGTACCAATGTAAAGAATTTTTCCGCCAAAATTCAGATGGCAAACTCTGGCTACTATTCGACCATAGTCAAGTTTCGCCTTCCGCAATTGTGGCAGCATCTTCTGGAGAAATCCGTCAGTATGCGTTTTTTGCCCCCCAATTGCCATATAGCCGCAATTTTGCTAATGCTTGGCAGGGATTCCTCAATAATCTAGCTGACTTGGATGCTCCAGCCGTTTTGGTACTGGGCGCTATGGTGGCTGATTTCAATACCTTATCCTCAGCAGATTACCCTAGAAACCAAAGCAATCAAGGTGTTTTGGCATTAGTAGCAGGCGATGGCGACGCACAAGGTGCAGCCCTGGCAACAAGTTTAGGCATTTCTGCTGTACTCAGTACGGGAGCTGTATGTGGTGCGCTTTCTGCGGCAGCCGTACACCAAAGCATAGCTTGGGTTGCTGAGTTCAACTTTGCAAATACGGAGCTTGAAAATCCGGTATTTTCGAGCGGAGACCTGCTTGCCAATACTAACAGTGGTTTTCTTACCGACCTCGATGAAATGGGATTCACGTTTTATCGTAAGTTCGTCGGTTTGGCAGGTTCATATCTCAATGCCAGCAACGCCAGCATAACGCTTACCAGCGACTACGCATTTATTGAGAACAGCCGCACTATTCAAAAGGCTATTCGTGGAGTTCGGGCGGCACTCCTCCCTCAGCTCAACAGCCCTCTATATGTCCAAGGGAACGGTCGCCTTCGTCCTGATACTGTTGGTTTCTTCAAAAGTAAAGCCAAGCAGCCCCTAATTTCGATGCAAGACGCTGGCGAGCTTAGCGGACAATTGGTAGAAATTGATCCAGCTCAAAACGTATTAGCCACTGGTGAATTGGAAGTGCAAATCGAACTTCAACCTGTAGGCGTAGCCCGCAAAATTATTGTCAAACTTGGCTTTAAAGCCCAAATCGCATAGATATGAACCCTCTTATCAATGGCATCGCTTACGGTTGGTCCTCGGTTACTGTAAATATCCTTGGCCGACCAGTGGTGGGTATTACATCAGTGTCTTATAGTGAAAGCCAAGAAATGGAGAACAACTACGGAGCAGGCAATCGTCCCATCAGCAGAGGATACGGTCGTATTACCAGCGAGGCTAGCATTACCCTAGACATGACAGAACTCCAAGCCCTTCGAGAGGTCGCCCCAAATGGCAGGTTGGCAGATATCCCCGAATTCGACATCATTGTATCCTACGTGCCTGATTCAAATCGTACCGTAACACACACAATTCGCAATTGTCGGTTCATGGGGGATGGGGTTGAGGTAGAAGAAGGAGCTATGAATATCACGCAGGACATGGAATTAATTATCTCACACATTGAATGGCAGTAGTATGAGCCTTAATCAAAAAGAAATAGATGCACTAAAGCGCATTCATGGGCAAGATCTTTGGCACATCCAATTGGATCGACAGGATGCTCAAGAAGAAATCGACTTCGTTCTCAAAAAGCCCCCAATTCCTACAGTCAGCGCTTACATCAAGATTTCCCAGTCTGATCCACTCAAAGCGGCATTGGTTTTATTGAACGACTGCATTGTACATGGACCTAAAGATAAAGTTGAGGATCCAGAAGTAGTATTAGCCTTGAACAGGCATCTCAACAGCCTTATAAAGGTTCGAGAATCATCAATAAAAAAGCTCTAAAGGAGAGCCGTATAACAGACGACCTCTCCAAATGTAATGCGCTTATCCGTTTTTTTCTCAAAATTAACCCAGATGATTTGGAAGATGATGCTTGGGCCAAACATGTAAACGAAGTGTATTTCGGGCTTGAAGTACTGCGACAAACATTCTGGGGTAAATCCAAAAAATCATGAAAGTAGGGAATACTGTTTTTATCCCTCAGCTTGGGGTTTATGGCGAAATTATTGAAATGTCTGATAAGGTGAAAGGCCTTATCACCAAAGTAAAAATTGCCGGTGTCGATGGTAATTATACCATTCAAGAAGTTGGAAATCTCACAGTTGAAGCTGTAATCCTTTTGCGCGATATCGTGCTTAGCGATGTGGTGAAAGTGCTATCAACTTGGGTTCGCAAAGTTTTTTCTTTCTTACGCAAGTAGGCCAACTACACATATTGATATGTAGTATAGGGGGCCGCCGATTTAGATCTTTAGTTGTTCTTGGGTATATGGGGCGTCGCCGGTTTGCGTCGCCCCTATACTAAGGGCGCCCACCGCACCGCTGCCACAAAATAAAGTCATGGAATACGCACTTCAAATAGCAGTCATAGACGATTTGTCAAAGCAAGTCAAGATCATGAACGATAAGATTGGACAGTTATCTACTATGGTAGATGACCTTAATGACAATCTGGATCAAACTGACCAAGCAACAGAACAAGCAGGTAAATCAGCTGGCAGAGCTGGTCGCCAAACAAAAGGTTGGCTTAAAGAAGTAGTCTCCATAAATAGAACTTTAAAACAGGCTACAGCCCTTATGGGCGCAGCCTTTGGAATCGAGAAGTTGTCTGCTTGGACGGGTGAGGCAATCTCAGCAGAGCAAGCAGTATCATCCGCTTTTGGTCTTACAGGCTCAGAACTTCAATCGGTTACTGCCCAAGTTCAAAAGATGAGTGATGTTTTTGGATCGGACCTAGATAGTAGCATCCAATCAACGCAAAGTTTGATGACCGCATTTGGCTTATCATCTCAAGACAGTCTAAAATTCTTGCAAACAGGCTTATCTAAGGGGGTTAGTGCGGACACAATCAACCAGATTGCAGCTTTAGCCCCAACCTTCGCAGATGCAGGTTGGGAGGCAGAGCAATTTATGGCTACCCTCTTGGCCGCTGAGCAAAAAGGCTTAGGAGATGAATTAAAAGCAGGTATAGACAATGCCTCCAAAGTTTTGGAAGATTTGGCCAAAAATTCGGATGCCCAAAAGGCATTGAAGGCATTGGGCTTGAACCCTGCCCAAATCAATAAGGAACTTAAGGCAGGTACATCCTCAATATCTGATGTGTCCAAGGTCATCGCTCAGAACATGCAAGCGCAATCAGATCCTCAAAAAGTGGCAGATGCGCTCAAGCATATTTTTGGAGATGCAGGCTCAGCGACTCAGGAAGCTGTAAGCGCACTTGCACAGGCTCCATCGTCTTTGGATGAAATTGCGGATAGGACAACAGCAGCATCCAAAGCGCAGCAAAGCCTACTGGCAGCTTGGAGCGACCTAAAAATCCTCTTTACGGCAAGTATTTTGCCCGTTTTCGCTTCGGTAGTTTCTTGGGTGCAAGAAAATCAAGAAGTAATAAAAACTTGGGGGCTTGGCATTGCTGCGGTCTCTGCGGGCTTTTTGGCCGTTTGGGGAGCAGCTAAAATACTCATGGGTATCAAGGGTATGGTAACCACAATCACTATCGCTTGGCAATTTTTGAGCAACACGCTCAAAATAGCTCAAGTAGCCCAGTGGGCTTTCAATGTAGCAGCATCACTTAACCCACTAGGTTTAGTAGTCGCTACAATTGCAGCGGTGGGAGGTGCAGTTTATGGTTTAGTCGCTTATTGGGATGAAATATCTTCATTCCTTGTGGATATGGGATCTGTACTAATGAACTTAAATCCGCTTTCTTGGCTTATTGATGCCATGAAATGGCTATTCCCAAGCTTCAAAGAGGCTTGGGAGGACTTTTCAAAGCATTTTAAGGAGTACACTCAAAAAGCTTGGGATAGTTTTACAACCATTTTTACCAATCCCTTCGAAGAATGGGTTGATTGGTTTCAAGGTTGGTGGAGTTGGTTTTCAGGGGATGCTGCCCCTGCACTAGCTGATAGTACAAATGCGCTCAAAAATAAAGCTGATGGTATCAATGGCACAAAATCATCAAGCTTGGAGACCCTAGAAACTCTATTTTCCGAAACTACAAAGACAGTGGACAAAAGAGATGAAAAGGAAGATCTTAGCAAAAGGCTAAGTGCAGGTGTAGCTAATTTTACAGATATGGCCAAGCCTACCAGTGGAAAACTCGGCGTTTCTCAGGCCTTGGGAAATGTCGCTGGTGATGCTCGTCAGGCAAAGAACATCACCATCAATATCGCTAAACTCATTGAGCAATTTAACATTTCTTCAACCACCATAGGTGAATCAAAAGAAAAAATGAAGGAGGCAGTATTACAGTCTCTTATCGCTGCTGTGAATGACGTAAACACGCTCTAAAATGACTAAGTTTCAGTTAATCTTAAATCAAAAGGCTCCCCCCCTGCCTGCCTATCAAATAGGTAAGCAGGGAATATCAGCAGGTGCACCCAAATTTACTGAAGTACAAGCACAGACTGAGGACGAAGCCAAAGCCAAAGCTATTTCTTGGATGGGAACCCCTATTAGGGACCGCCTTATCTTAGAAAGCGATGATCTAACTGTTATCTTAGACAATGTCATCATGACTTTGTCAATGACTAAAAATATTGTAAAAACAATTATAAACGGCAGAAAAGGAACCGTAAAAGAATGGGTTTCTGACGGAGATTACAACATTACGGTTTCCGGTGGGCTTTATGGACATACCTCAGCCTATCCTGAAGAGCAAGTTTTTGCTTTGCGCAGGGTATTAGAAAGTGGACAGGCATTAAACTGCCAGTCCGATTTTTTAGACCTATTTGGAGTTTATCAAATAGTTATAGAGACATTCAATATTCCACAGTCGGAAGGTTTCACAAATGTTCAGCCATTTGACTTCACTGCCTCTAGTGATGAACCCATAGAATTGCTCATCAATGTTTAAACTTTCATCAGAGATAACGATAGGCTCATATAGTCTTCGTGGCCTTGTCTCCGTGGAGATTTCAAGTTCTTGGGAACTTCTAACAGATACATGTAAAATATCCTTGCCGTCCAAGATTTGGCACGCAGGAAAATTTACAAATCTCGCTGCGAGTCAGCTCTTAAAGCGTGGCGATGCGGTAACGGTTAAGCTCGGATATGACAATGAGCTTTATACCGAGTTTGAAGGCTTTGTAACAAAGGTACAAAGTGGTTCCCCATTAGTAGTTGAATGTGAAGACCATGCTTGGCTTTTAAAAAAGGGTAGCATAACAAAAAGCTATCGTCAGGTTAGTTTGGCTCAGCTTCTAAACGATATTACCAGCATACCCAAAGGCATCATTAGTGATGTTAGTCTTGGCCGGTTCCGCATCAGCAATGCTACACCTGCCCAGGTTGTTCAAGAATTAAAAAATACTTACGGTCTCAATTGCTTTTTCAGGGGGAGAAAAATGTTCTGTGGTCTAGCTTACCCATCAGTAGGTTTGCGCTTTGGCTTTGCCTATGGGCGCAATATCATTGAAGAAACTTCAGAGCTTGTTTACCGAAAGGCTGATGAAATAGATTTAAAAGTAAAAGCTATTTCTATAATGCCAGACAATAGCAAGCATGAGGTTGAAGTAGGATCTTCAGATGGTGAACTCAGAACACTTAACTTTTATAATATTCCCAAGTCCGACCTGCGAAAGCTGGCGGAGGAGCAAGCGGCAAAACTACGCAGTGATGGATTTCAAGGAAGTTTTGAAACCTTTGGATTCCCATCTGTTAAACATGGTGATGTCGTATCCTTAAGCGATCCGAGAAGCGACTTAAAAGGAAGCTACTTGGTAAAAGCGGTAACAAAGAACTTTTCTGCTGCTGGATATCGGCAGCGCATCGAAATAGATAGACAATCATGACAATAGCAGAAGCAATACAAAAACTTGGTCCGAAGCCCGCAAATGGCCTTCTACTTGGTGAAGTTATATCTATCCAAGGAATCCTCGTTGAAGTTCAGCCATTGGACGGGTCGGCAGCAATACTAGATGCTCGGTTGGCATGTTCTGACGGAGATGGTATTTTAGTGACACCAAAAATCGGAAGTCTAGTGGCGTGTTCTGATGGAGACATCCCAGTAGTAGTTCTTTTTTCCGAGATTACTTCTTTTAAAGTAAAAATCCAAGGTCAGGAAATGACTTTAGACAATCAGGCTCTCCAGCTAAATGGGTTTCTTTCTATCCAGTCGCAAAACGCAAGTTTGAAAAACTGTATTGATGAGTTAATTGATTTTATACTTCAAATACAGGTGTTTAATCCAATTATTGGCAACAGTACACTACTTCCTGCACTGGCTCCTCAGTTACTTGCGCTTAAAAGTAAATTTGCAACTTTCATAAAATAATAATATGGAAAAGGATATTTACTTAGGTGCAGATTTCGATCTAACTATTCGCAATGGCGACTTTTACGTATATTCTGATTTGGAACAACGAGTTGCATCACTCTCGTTGGCTAGCAAAGGCCACTATAAACAATGGCCTTTACTGGGTGCGAGCACGGTTCAATCTCTAAATGCAAGTACCAATAGGATAGTACAAGCTATTAGGCTAAATCTAGAAGCAGATGGCCTTAGGGTAAAACAAATTTCGTATGTCCAAGGAAACATAGAGATTCATGCAGAGCATACAACCTAACCAGCAACAAACCATATTCGATATTGCTCTAGAGCAATATGGAACACTTGAAGCACTACCATTTTTGGTTATGGACAATCCAAACCAAAGACTCGATGAAGCACCTCTTGGTAGGATCATTATCAGAGAACAGGATTCTAAAGATATCATACAAGATACTCTTACTAAAAGAGCATTGTCAAAAATAAAAATTGTATCCCTATGAGAACTTTGCAAGAAATTTATGACGAAATTATTGCCGAAAAAGAAACTTTGACAAGTCTTTCTGACCTCGTTCCATCTGGCACACGCTACACAAATTTACTTGCGGAGCTGAGCACTGCATCAAAGGTCGCTATTTGGCGGTTATGGGCTTATGTTGTGGCTACCGCAATTTTTGCTCATGAATCACTTTTCGATTCATTTGCGTCTGAGGTGGAAACTGCCTCCCAAGAAGCTATCTGGGGGACAGCACAATGGTACCACCAAAACACCCTGAAATTTCAATACGGCTACACTCTCGTTTTTGATGGTCAAAAATATGGATATACTTCAGATGATCCATCTGCGAAGATTATAGCTTTTGCCGCTGTTCAGGAACGAGTTGATGGCCTTCTAGTCTTAAAGGTGGCTAAGGCAGGTCCAAGCCCTTTAACTTCAACTGAGTTGGCAGCGTTTCAAGCCTATGCCGAGCAAACAAAATTCGC